CAGTAAACTACAGAATTTTGAACAATCGGTACATTTGCACACACACGTAAGAAATCACACATCCACAGACTAAACACAGGAATCATCTTTTATACAATTTGTCGTAATTACCGCGACCGATTTTGGAAACCAAGGCTAGCTCTATCGCCTCTTCATCATTAATAGGAGCATCATCATACTCACCACCGTGATATTTTTCAAAGTCAAACTGTTTAAATTCTTCCTCAGAAATCTCTGAATCGGAATCAAACACTGCCAACTCGTATTCTTCACGTAGCAATTTATGGTTGTATTCTTCTTCCATTACTTTGAGAATCTGATCATCAATTATAAACTGAACATCTTCCTCTATCCGTAACTCATCGAAATACTTCTGTTCATCACCCTTATCAGTCTGGAATTTACTATCATATTCCAACTCTTCAGGGTGTGATTTACCATATTTATTTTGATTTTGGGTTTTCTTTTTATCGTATCTTTCCTTCTTACGCTCAAGTCGTATTTTGGATTTTTCTTGCATTCGCTTAAGCTTTATAGCACGCCTTATGCGATTTGGAGGAAACAGACCAGCCTTCGCTTTATCTGTACTAACAGCAGAAACTGAATGAGTATCTAGCTTATCCATTGTTGATTCTGTAACCCCCTTACCAACAGGTTCGGGTACAACGAATTTACTCATATCAGCCCAACTACTACTGCTCGAATCACTTGGTTTACCAATTCTGCCAAGAAACTCTTCCTCAAGAGACGAAAATTTTGCTAGATTCGCAACCTCTTCTGGAGCAGATATATCCAATTCTTTTACTTTCGTATTGAAATCTTCTTTAGTACTTGTGTAAAGCGCTAAGAACCACCTACGGGGAGGAAACGGTTTTGCCGTTTCCCCCTTTTTAATGGTTAGAAAATCCATAAGAACTGAACTACCTTCATCAGAAAAGAATTCTACATTTCGCGATGGAACGATACCTCTTGAACGGAAGTCCTCATAGAGTCGTGATGCTACACTATAAAATAGTAGGTCAACATACCCACCTGAGGCACACAAGCCAACACACTTGCTCATCCATTTATTTTGATATTCGTTATCATTCTTAGAAGTGTCCGAGTAGTACATAGAGCAAAATAATTTGGGGAGATCAGGAAAAGGAACATACTCTTCCTCAGATCCAATTTTGACTTTCGCAATCGTCATACCAAGAAATGGTAAGTCAATTTTTGGATCGTCAAAGTTAAAAACCTGAAGAATTTCTGTACCCGGTTTGATTCTCATACCCAATTCTTTCTCAACTAACGTACACGCCTCTTTCATCCTAAGTGCTACATCTGTAGAACTCTTACACTGAGACAACACAGTTTTTACTCGGTATACAACTCTACCTGAACCAACGATATCAACCAACGTTGTACCATTGATCCCAGAGCTAACACCATCGAGTTTATTCATAACAAGGATTCCTTTCATTAATGTGGGATGTTTTTGCACATAGGTTAGGTACAATACCAAAAATCTCTTCCAGGTTAAACTCATCTTATTGTCGAACGCTTCAAATAATAAGCACCCGTACGCACGATTGGTTTCACCTAAAATTGACATATCCATGGCTACAACATCTGGACACAACAAACA